GCCTCCATACGGGCTATCTTTACCTTAGATGGTGGTAATACCGTAGCCGCCTCTTTCGCAGCCTCTCGCCCCGCCTCATCATTATCGAAAAAGAGGACGATCTCTTCATAGCCTTGTAACCATTCCAAATTCTTTTGAATTGATCGTCTGGCTGACGCTGCCCCGCTTGGTAATGAAACCACTTCCCAATTAGGAAGGGCTTCAAAACAGCTCGCTGCATCCAATTCGCCTTCAGTGATAACAACTCGTTTTCCTTTATTCTTCCAGAGTTGTTGTCCAAAAAACGATCCATCCGTGTCACCCTCATAAGTAAAATGTTTACCTTTAGTTTTTACTTTTGCTCCGATACATTGACCATCTTTATTATGGTAATGGAATCTCATTGAGTTCCCATCACGGTATATTTTAAACCGTTCACAGGTCTTCTCTGATAGTCCACGTTTCTGCAACCTTACGGCTGAGCCTTGATAGGACATTGTGTTTGTTAAAGAAAGAAGAGATGATTGTGAATAACCATCTCCATGTACATAAGTGTGACAAGAGAAACAATATGTGTGACCATCAGAATACATTGAGTTTGCATCTGATGAGCCACAATTAGAGCACTCCGAGTGTGTTACGAACTCGCTCTCTGAATTCTCTATAGACATTTGTTTGTTCCTCGTGATACTCAAACCAGCTATCGATTGCTAAAAGAAATCCTTTATAGATATTATCTGGTGTTTTAGACTCTCTTGATGGTTCAAGATCAGCTAGTATATCTGAGAACATCTCAGAGTAATACTCGACTGTTCCATATTGTGGTGGGTGAATCATTAGGTTAACCATTCGATTGGAATTGTAGCGAAAGAGCACCACTTAATGTCGTGCTTCTCACACCATTTAGCATAGGTAGTCTTGCTACCCTTACTGATTTTATTATATGGATCTTGAAAGACCATACGTAGATCAAGGTCAGGATTCTGTTCTTTGACTGCCTTTATCTTACGTCTGTCTTCAGCATCCCAATATCCCTTAGCTTCTAAGATCACACCATTAGGTAGACAGAAGTCAGGGATATAGTTATGTTGTATTTGATACGCTACTTTATGTGTTTCATATTCATACACGACACCAAGATCCTTTAGTAGCTTAGCAATACGCTGTTCTAATTTAGATCTATAGTTCGTCAAAGTCTGTACCCTCTACACTTGATGGTGTGCCTGGACTGACATTAGGCTCTGAGGTTTTATAACCCTTTGTTGTACCAAAGAGAGCAGCAACTTCCTCCTGATCAAGGTCGCCTGCATCCACACCAGCCGCGTTAGAAATAGAGACAACCTGTACACCAACGAGTTTAAGCGATGTGCCATAAGTGACGCCATCCTTGAGAATATATGGCTTCTGGTAGAAAGCAATCTTAACTCTACTTCCTGAATAAATAGGTGTAGTTTTGTCAGTGACAACAGTACCTTCAGTGTCAACGATCGGTGGTTTAGTTTCATCATTCCAAGAGAATTTTACTTTGAATTGTCCTTCAGCTACTTCTTCCCATGGCTCAGGCTTAAGCACCGAACGCTTAGGATTCTTGAGCTTAGACTCAGCCCATTTAATTGTGTCTACTCTATCAGCTTCAAGCAAGGATACAGTATCCTCACCCACTACAGCAGATAGACTATAGCCAAACTTACTTGGCTTCATGATAGCTTGGAATCCTTCAAGGACTACAGGCTCAGATGTTTTAATGATGTTACGTGGCATTAGCAAAAGAAATAAGTGGATTCAATAACAGAAGACGGTTCAAGGTCTCCTATTATCGGCGGTTCAGTCTCTGCTCCAATCTGTTCAGCAAAGTCTGTTAAGTAATCTTGTTCAGCAAATAAATGCATATAGGTTTCTCTGACAACAGAAGACAGGATACCCATATCAGTGGCTCTACATAAGACAGAGTCATGAATCAAAGCTATAGGTGCATTAAACCTAGTAGCTGCTATATGTAATAGACTTGCATCTAAGCTATGAATTAAATTAGGAGCTGTGCAGTTCTTATGTTTATTTAAATCTACTTGATCTAATTCTCCAACTGCTACATTTATTCTACATCGACCAAGTAACTGTAAATCTACTTGTTGAGTCTTAACCTTCATTAATCGTTGTGTTACCACAAAACCTGAGGGTGTAGTCCATGTAATACTTTCCTCTCCTCTATTTATAACCTTAGCTACTTCAGTCTCTATCCATTTCATAACAGACATAGGACCAGGTACTAAGACATCCATAGCATCTCTAACAGCTTTAACTACTACTGTTAAATCATCCTTATCTATGTCTATATCCTTCTCTTTAAATGCTTCCCTTATATATTCTCTATTGCTATAAGCTTTAGCGTTATAAGGTATAGTCATCACTGCCCTTTTAGTCACCTTCCTATCAATATAGTGTTGAAGATGCACTGGACAATTAGGTCTAGATATATCTGCAATAACTTGGTATGCATCCTGTGGTTTATCACTAGGTACAACATTAACTAATTCAGCTGTTGATTTGTCTCTAGCAAGACCAGATAGTATCTGTAATCCTGAACATGTAGCATCAGTAGCTATAGGTAAATTAGTATATTGCCTATCACATAAAACACAACAGTGGTAATACTCATCACATGCAGCTAAGAACTGCCAGGGTTCATCAGCCCTCTCCCAATCTCCTATGTTTCCAATCGGATCAGATGCAACCCGCTCAATTAAAGGTGTGTTATCCCTCGCCCAAGAAAGGCGATTGTGAATAGTCTCTTTATCAAGACCATAAGTAGTAGCTACTTGAAAGGCTAACCAATCCTCTGCTTCTGGTGTCATGAAAGCTTCACGATGAAACTTAAGTAATGACTTACCAAAGTCAGTATCATGAGGTGTCAAGTATGCAGGTATAGGGTAAGCCCTACCTCTATAATCAAATGACCAAGGTAAATAGAATACTTCAACGTTGCTATAACGTTCAACAGCCTCCATTATCTTCCTTGTCCTAACACATTTCTGTGCATTGTCATTCATTCGATTATGCCACTCAGCTTTTAACCTACGATAACTCTTTCTAGACTCATCGTTGTCTTCTATATCTGGTGGCTTAGGTGGCTCTTCTTCTACCCACATAGGTATGAACTTACCAACTGTTGTATGTCGTTCATACAGGGTTCTAGCAACGCTTACAACAACAGGATTTAGGGTATATCCTACCTTCTGTATCGTGTTGATGAAATCATAGCAGAGTTCTCCCTGTATAAGGTGGTGATCGCCTCGTCTAACGAAGTCATGACCACGCATCACCTCATTCAACAGGTATCCACCAGGTCTATCATGCTCCCAGTTATTGGGTTCAATTAACATAGCCCATGCTTCAGGTGAGAACAACTCACTATTAGCGATGACTTGATCCTTGATCTTCATGAACTCAGGTGTTGGTACTACCTTATGTGTAGTCTTCCTACCTTCTCTATGGTTATACTTAGTGAACCAACCACTAGATTCCATTAAACAATCTAGCAACCAGCCACCTAACCTAACTCTATTCTTTGAACCCCATGATACCCAAGGTTTAACATTATATCTATTCATGAAGGTCTTAACAGTAGTTAAGCGTTGTTGTGTACCACATGATCTATGCCAATAGTTCTCTTTAACATGACGCAATAGACCAGGTGCACTAGCTTCATAATGTCTCATCTGACATTCATTCTCTAATGCTTGCCCTATGTATGCACATACATCTACTAGATTACTAGCCTTCTCATCTACACTAAAGACACGATCAAAGACAACCTTACATGTGATAGCAGCAGCTACCATAGGTTCAACATCAGATAGATACTGATGTATCTCTTTAAATGCTGCACCTATCTTTCCTTCCTTTATTCTATTAACTGTCTCCTCTATTCGTTGGGTAACGACAGGTAGCAAGCTATCAATAGAAGCCACACCATATATAGTGGCACTAGCATAATCCTTACTCTCTAAATCATATGTCTGCTTCCTTAGTTTCTTTAAACCTGAAGCAATTGCATCTCTCTCTAGCTGTACTTGCTCAGCTATCTGCGCAGGTGTTGGCAATCAGACTCTCCAATTGATGTTGTTCTTCTGTCATACCATAAGCTAAGAAGTAACTATACTCCTCAGCATCCATGACTTCTAATTCCTCTTGTTTAATCATGAGTTGTGTTCCTGTAAAATCGTACTGTTTCTTCATCAACCATGCATATATCATAGTTGTTCTCTAATACTAACTGTTCAATCTTATTGAAGGCAGCACCTGGTTGCTTATACTTAAACTCTTTTACCTTACCAGTAGTCTTGTTATATGCTCTAATCAAATGTGTATGTGATGATTGTATCGCCCATCCCCCTACTCTATAGTCCATAAACTCCTCAAAGGTTGGTAGATTATCATCAGCCCACCCATCTGGTGCATCCTTCCAATGCTGCCAGTTATTAGGAAAGTATTCTTTACCCATTAAACAAACGCCTCCTCTGTTTGAATAACATCAACTAATACCTCACCATATTCATTGGCAAGGTCATAAGCTGCATAAGCAGCATCTTGTACATCATCAGCTAGGATGTAGCGTGTTGTCTTAACATCAACATCATTGTGTCGTGTGTAAACTGCGTAAGTTTTCATAGTGCACTTGAAAGAGAAAGTGATTGTGAACGGTTGAACTTTGAATAAGTGCTCAGCTTATTAAAAGAAGTTGGCATTTATCAGATGGATTCATATACAAATAGTGAGCCAATCTTCTCACGATAGGTGTTAGCTACCCCCTGAACTTCAGCCCAGTTGATAGATTTAATAGCCTCATATATCACCACTGATAAAACAACAGTGTTGATAATGATAAACTTAGACATATCAAATACTAGCTCAATAAGAATAGCTAGTGTATTTAATATGTGAAATGGTAGGTAATTACTTGGCATCAGCTATCTCTCCCTCTACTTGAGTCAACATGTTATCCCAATATATCTTATTGGACATGTTATCAGCTGTGATAAACCTTGAATAGAAGTATTCCTTCTTCTCTTCAAGTGTCATAAAATCATACATGATTAATAAAGCAAAGGAACAAAAGGGATTGGTGAATCCCTAAGGAAAGCAACACTTAGGATGCTTAAGTTAGAGAATCAAATAATAAAGTATTAAGCGAAGACTTCAGCAAAGGGAAGTACCTTTCCATTAACTGACTGTTCAATAAGAACAATATCTCCACCTAATTCAACACTCCAATCAAAAGCAACATCAAAAGCAGAAGCTTCGTCTTGGATACACTCTTGATCGGGACCGTGTGAAACAATAAACATGAGAAAAGAAAGTAAACAACAAGGGATAAAGAATCCCTAAGGAAAGCAACACATTGTATGGTTAATTTGTAGATCACGAACCATCAATCCATGATCCACAAACTTACTTGTTGCTCATGCGTGATCCACAAGATGGATGCTTAATTTAGAGAATCATTCATAACTTAATTAGAATTAAGTAGTCACCTTTGATTCAAAATAATAAGTCTCAGGTGAAGCTTCGCTTAACTCATTAACCTTATTCACAGCATCCTTGTATGTCTTACAACAAGTAACTAATTTCTTGTTACCCATGTTGACATTAAAGTCCTGTGAATAAACGTTGTAATAAGACATTGAAGCCGTAACGTAGAACAAAAGGGGTAAAGAATCCCTAAGAAAAGCAACACTTAGGATGCTTAATTTAGAGAATCAAAGAGTCAATCCTTTATCAGCAGGAAAGTTCATAGCAAATGACTTGAAATCATCCACTACTTGCAAGAACCATTGCAAATCTATTCCCGTTAAATCTTGGACATCTTCACGTTCTGAATAGTGATTCAAGGCATTGACAAACATCATTACCTCCTTATCACTTTCAAACTTGAACTGCATACTACAAGAACAATTGGACACAGTGTTAACCTCCAAAGGCTGATTGTGGATTTAATGTATCAAGTAAGGGAATGAATCCCTAAGAAAAGCATTACTTATACTGTAGTGTATAGAATGCTTAAGTTAGAGAATCAATAGTTATTATTGAAGAAGTAGAAATCACCGTCAAACTCTATGATGTATGTGTCAAACCTTAAAGCATAATCATATGTCCCTGCCCAATCGACAACGACATTATCATAAGCATCGGCTTGATCCATCACTTCAGTGAACCAATACTCTGCGAACTCAGCCTTAGCTCCGTTCTCAGTGTATTGACAATCAGACACATACATGAATGCATCACGTAGTGTATCTGCTTCAGTGATACCGTAGTCATCAAGCTCACCCATAAAGTTAAGGGTTTGCTCATGTGTCCACTTATCACCAAACATCTCAGTGATCTCATCATAGAGTCCTTGCTCTTCAGATGACATGTCATCATACTCTTGAGCAGTTACTTCTTCAGTCATAGTCATAGTCATTGTAACAAATAAGACTCTCTCAGTGAGAGTCAACGGTCTATATGGGATTTGAACCCATGATGCTAGCGTGACAGGCTAGAGTGTTAACCACTACACTAATAGACCAGGGTGGTGGAGTTAGTCAGGTTTGAACTGACAACTAACTAGGTGCGATCTAGTTGCTTTACATTAAGCTATAACCCCAATGGTAGCGACAGCGGAGCTGCCACTAAAGGAAAGGAAAGGGAAGGTCACCCTTCCCCCGATGATTGTTAATCAGCACAACACTAACTGTGTGCAGAGTG